AGGTGGTGGCGGTGGTGGTGGTGGTAGTTTCGGTTTAAAAATAGAACCCATAATTATATAATCCTGTATTCATTATCTGCTACACTTTGTGGAGCAATTTGTCTATCATTTATTTCTTGTAATCCAACAGCTAGATACCTCATGGCATCGCAAGCGTGTGAACTCCAATCGTGTACAGGCTTTGACCTAAACATTCTGTTTTTGTCAATATACTTCCTGTGGTAATGTCTTAACGCATCTATCAAGTTTTTGCAATGGTCTACGTCAATCCAACATCTCGGCAAGATCATTGTTGTTGCATGTATTCCATCTTCGAGTGGAATTTTTGGCACGACTTTAAACCTAATTCCTAATTGATAGGCGACCTCTCTCCGGGTCTTACCATTACTAAAATCTGTAACTTCGATGTCGTGTGGCGCAAAGTGATCTTTGTAGACGTAATCCTTTTCCTTTATCATCTGAATATAATGCGGTAATCCTTGACCTCTCTCTTCATGATAGTCGATAATATTGATTGCTCGACCTAGTTGTTGAAAGAATATAATTGAGCTATGATCTGAAACTCCCAAATCCCAACTTGTTGATACTGGTAAGCTAGGATCGTATGGCACTCTAGTTATCTGTCGTTTGTTATCTAACTTTGCAATCTCATCACCATAGATAGCACCTTCGATGTTTGCAATCCAATCACACTCAAACTCTTGCAGATACTTCTTCTCACCCATTACTTCTTTCGCTTTGTCTAGTTCCTCTTGGTCGACAATTTTCGTATCGCTAGCTTTAGCTTTATAATGAAACCAATCTTCCGCACCTTGTGCGTGTTGGTATAAATCATAAAAATTATTATTCATTCCTTGCGGAGTTCCAATAAATACGCAGTACCCCTTTCTGTCGGATAGTGCTGGTCTAATAATCTCAGGAAATAGTTTTTCATTTACATTCGCATACTCGTCAATCACACAACCATCAAGGTATATACCCCTCAAGCCATCTGAGTTTTCTGAGCCTAGCAAGGTGATACGAGAGCCATTTGGTAAATCAACTCTCAGTTCTGTTTCGTTGAATTTGGTGTGGGGTATTTTGGCGGTAAACTGTTTTATATAATCCCAAGCAATAGCTTTTGATTGTTTGAAGGTGGGTGATATATAGGCATACCTAGGGTTTTTATTCTTAGAAGTTAAAGCTGATCTAATCAAATGATTTAGAACTGCCACAGTTTTGCCAAATCTTCTATGACAAACTAATACATTCCATCTATGTTTATCTATTTGTTTATGAATATAGGCTTGATGCTTACGAGGTGTATAAGGTATTTTAATATCCATAACTTAGTGAACTGATTTGCTAGGCATATTCTCATTTAGAGGGTGATAATCAAAACCCAATCTGTTCATAGCAAACATTGTAAATAACTCAGCAGAAGAATGATCTGGTATATTAAAGAATTTAATTACTACATTGTTTGTTTTTTCTTCAATGTAGCAAACACAATCCATATCTTCTGATGAAAAATAGTTCATATACTATATCTAGTTTATTATTGTTTGTCTGGCAAGATGAAGATGAAGCTATGTGTAAGGGTGTCCTCGAGTCCCATGTATATATATATTATAACAGGCGGGTGCATTTTGGGTGTATAGGGGGTCTGCATTTCTAAAAATGTATGCAGCTCTACAAAAATATATATTACTTCCAATAACTTTTATTTATCGTTACGCCAAAAATGTTATGAATTATCTTAACTGGTCCTTATGTGATCCGTTTTTTAACACGAGAACTAGCGCGGCTGCGCTTGATAGATAAATAGTAACTTCTCAACCAATTAAATAAAACTTCTATTCTATTTAACCGGTCTAATAAAAAAACCCGGATAAGCATAAACTCAACCGGGTTCAATGTTTATTATTATTTAATTAAACTTTGCTTGTACTTTTTTTCTCCATTCACCAGCAAATGATTTTTTTTTTATTGGTGTAAGATGATTAAATACAGTTTTTTTCATATCATAATAATATGGTCCTACTGTCTCATCCATTACTTTAATAAACACTTCCTTGTTTAAATAGTCATATCTAATTAAACCAATTACAGCTATTACTTGATCCTTATATTTACATGCTGAATATATTGCATATTCTTTATCTTCAACATGTTCTACATTAAAATCAATAATTGGTAATGACATGTCCATTTTAAACGCATCAACAACTGATGGTTTTTTATTATATTGAACTGATATTGTACCCATTGTTTTAACCTTTCTTTAATTGTTTAATCTCTTTATATATCCAATTTGGTTAATATCAAGCATTAATTATACCTGCGTCAATCTGTCCATATTATAACTATTGCTATATTATACCAATTCGGTTAATACTTACGAAACAACAATGAAAGGTAAAACAATGACAAAAGAAAAAAAATGTGCTGATCTAGTACATCAAAAATATCAAGATACATTAAAAGATTATCAAGATGCTTATGATTATTTTAATGACGGATATAGAGAACTAGAAAAAAAACCTAATGAAGATTATGAGTGCTATGAAGATTTTTTCGACTATGTAAACCAGACAGGTTTGTCCTTTGACTTCGTTGAAGCAGGAACCTTTGAGGGTCAGACTTCTGGGTATTGGCGTTTCCAAATGTCTTGGGGTGGTCCTAGTGATGAATTTAGGATCTATACAGACTATGATAAAAACATTAATTATATTGAGTATTGGTACATGGATTGGTTTGATGGTGCTTCTATTCGTGTTTATGATGATGTTATATATCATATCTGTCAAATGTTTTTAGAGTGTTCAGAACATCCAGAACCAAACCAATATGAACTAGAAGAGCTTGAATATGAGACAGTATAATATCAATATGTATCAAGTTCCTATTAAAAAAATATATAGGATCAAACAATACTGGACCGATTGGTTAAAATATAGGCTGCCAATACCTAAAAAAATAACGCCAAGAATATTAACAAATCTATTGGGGGGTTACAAATGAAGAAGTACAAAGTTAATATTGAAGAGCTAGGATATGAAAATATTATCGAGGCTGAAAACGAGGATGAGGCTGAGATTGAGGCTTTTGTTGATTGTAAAATGAATTTGCAGGAATATGTAACAGCAACAACAGAAGAAATAAAATAACAACAAAGAAAGGAAAAACAACTATGTATATAGACAGCTACGAAATAGTTACAATCGGTACTAAGTACGAGGGTAACAAAGAAAAAAAGAACCAAGTATTAACTCATGTTCATAGCGATGATGGTATAATTTTAAAAAGATTATGCGAATTGATCGACACCTATGATGATACAGTTAATTTTAGAGAACGTGGTAATTGTAAAATAACTGTGGAGTTTAAGAAAGATGAATAAATACAAATATCCTAACGATTTATGGACTACTATAACCGATCAAAATAATAAATTGATTGATATTAATTTATTTAGTGACGGCAATCAAAAATATTTGGCTATTTATGAGAGACAAAATCCAAAAAAAATGGAGTTTGTTAATTGTATAGCACACTATAAACTAGAGGGGGAATAATGGAAATAAAAATAAACGGATTGGATCTTTACGAATTAAATTTAAGTGACTTAGAAAAAGCACAAGAAGAAATTCAAAAGTATATTGATGAAAAAGAAGAAGAAGAAGATAAAAGATATTAATGAGTAAATTAGAAATAGAAACCCTTTGCCATTTAATTATGGCACGGGGTTTGTTTTATCGTCAATTACTTCTGCGTCTGCCTCAATCAGATCAGGAGTATCTTGCCAACTTACAGAAATTTTCTGATCTATATTCTGCTTTATCGGTTTGTTGTCAGAATAAAGATCCGTTAATTTACCGGCTAAGTAGGTTATAAACTTAGTCTTCTCCCTCACCCATAATATCTGGTTCGGGTTCTCGATTTCTTGATACTGAAATATTTGCAGCAACTTATCAATTAAAGTTTGGATACCAATTTTTCTAGCTTCAGTTATTTTGTGATTGAGTTCTTTGTCTTTCTTTAAGATTGCATAAAACTTTTGTAAGCTCATCTGTGAGACGGAGAGCTTTTTGTCCTCTAAAATTTCTGAAAGAGTTACGCCTCGCATAAGCATATTTTCTATAGTATCGACTTCTTTCTGTAGTTCCAATTCTAGGTTTGACTTCTTTGTAATAGTATTGCTTGACTTCTTCTCTTGATTTGTTTCTGAATTGATAGAGCGCTTGGAGTTGGTTGATTCTTGTTTCATCTGTATAGTTCTTTTGGTTAAATCCTTTTATATTATTACCGCCATGAAACCTACATAAATATTTACCATTGGCAGTTGGGTATCCTTTTGCTTGGCATGGTCTTTTACTTCTTCTTGTCAGACTTTGACAAAAAACTTTTCGTTGCTGAAATCCTGCCATGTTTATCCTTGTTTTCTGCTACCTTATTCTTGTAAAAATAGTTTGTCTTTTTCCGGACAGTATCTATTGCCTTTTTTATAACATCTTTTGGCACATAATTCACTTGTTCTTGGTCCTTTATTTGAAGAGCCTGCTTACATAGATAAGGGTTATCATTATCCTTGATAGCAGCATTGAGTTCTTGAACTGTAAACTTAGACGCTAGCTTTGTTAAGATTGTCTCTTTATCGCTACCACTTTCTGCCAGACCTTTTATATAGTTATTAATGTTAGTTCCTTTAATGATAGTTCTTCTAATATTAGTCTGTGAGACACATGACATGTGTCCTGCAGACACATCATAGTTTCTTGTAGACACAACTAAGTCTTTATTAATGATATATAATGTTGTAGACTTCTGGCGTTTTTTTGTAATAATTCTTGATCTCTCTAACAATTCAGTGGTCCTAAATATAGTGCTTCGACTAAGACCTGTCATATTAGAAAGGGTGGCTTGGCGTGGATAACAAGTCAGCGTTTTAGAATTAGCGAACTTTAGCAAACAAATGAACACCAAATAGCAGTAAGCTCGGTGTTTGTTTGGAATGGTTCTAAACTGTGGACTATCAAATAGCGAGAACTTAACCCTTATATGAGGCTCATACTTCTGTTGCATTTTTGCAACACCCCCTATGTTCCTTATGTAGCTCATATAAATAAGCCAACCACTGGTCTGAAGTCATCTCATATATCTCACTCACAGGCTCTGTAATGCGCTTGATCCTAAATTTCATATCAACCCCCATAGGAGTATAGAAAACTAAAAATCCGGGTACTCTAAGAGCTTCTGCGACCCTCTTTGTAAGCGTTGTAGCTTTCCATTTCTGTCCTTTGTCATAGCAAGTCTCTTTTACAGCTAAAGGCTCGTAACAATGAGGACAAACTTCAATGAAATCTATATCAATGCCAGCCAAATCTGGATGTTGTCTGTGCCAATCGTTATATTTACCATTGCTAAATGCGTAGGTCCAGCGTGCCATAAGTTATTTGTTTTTTATTACTAATATCTCGTTGTCTTTTTCTTCAATCATTCTTTCGTAGTCTAATAATCTATTTGATAATCTTTCAATGTGCTTCTTGTGTCGTTTAAGTTCTTCCCTACATTTCTTTAGCTCATCCGGACACCCTATCTCATCAAATATTTTATCGTTTGTCATTCTGGTAAATCCACATGGTGATCTTTAATTTTATCATACTCTCTTGGTGATAATTCTGGATTTAATTTTTCACAAAAAGCTAATATTAAAGTTCTCATTTCAGAGTTACTTAAAATATCATACCCTGCCATTTGAAAAACTAGATGATACTCTTCTGGAGTAAAATTAATCTCATCAAGATCATTTATTTTTTTTCTAATTTTATCAAACTCTTTCATATTAGACTCCACACATTCCCTCACATTCATTGTTAAATAAATCTATTTGCTTATCTGTTTCTTTCTTATCGAACTCAACTTCATCCAAAGGCTTACATGATCTATGCACAAATATTTGTTCATCTTCCTTTCTTGTAATGGTTCTTACTTTCTTATCAAAGTCTACAGCAATAGCAAACTCACTTGGTCTTTCTGTTTTCATAAAGTGCCAATAAGAATCGTTATGATATGGACATACAATACAAGCTGATTTTTCTGGTAAAGGTATATCATTATCTTTTAAATATTTAATACAATCTTGTCTTGACATATTTGCTTCAATTAATGGATGCCTATTAGAAATATATTTATCTCTTGCAGGTTTCATTCTACCTACTTCATCAGTAGATATACCAATCCATTGCTCAACATATTTATCTTTAGGAAATCTTTTTCTATATCCAACATTACATAATTCTCTTATCTTTTTTTTAATTACTTGTATTTTGTAATCATTTGTACATTGTCTCATAACCATACCTTTCTTGCCTGTAATTTTATTTTGCGTAAAATATGGTGCTACAACAAAGTTAGATTTACCTTTCGCATCTAACATATCTTGCATGATGTTACCTTTGGAAACAATGTGAACTGGATAAGGTAAAATTTTTTTTAGTAATTCTAAATAAGCATAAACCATCTTTGGTTCATTGCCTGTATCTGCAAATATAGCACAATCAACAGGTGGCAAATCACCTTTAGCTGCCATAATAGCCATTGTAGAACTTTGTACTCCTGCACCTAAACTTATAACTGTTAATGTTTTACTTCTATCTTTATCAATCATTTCAATACTTCTATCTTTTTAACTACTGATCTTGGATATACTGTAGTGTTACCAACTGTGAGTGAACCATCATCATCGAAGCTATGCGATGCGAAAATGATAACTTTCTTAGGATCTTTATGTAACAAGTAGCCGGTATCTTCACACCAACTAAATGTTTGGTCCTTTGCTTTATCAAGCGTCATCCACTCAGAATTACTAACAATATCCTGCCAATACAAACGCACTCGTTTATATTTAAACTTCTTCTCTTTGCCAGTATTCTTCATAGAAATCATTAGGTTGTACTTTTTTATTTGTTGCCTTAAATATTTTTAACATTACTTTTGGGTGTGGTATCCTTTCACCTTTAGCGTAGCGTTGAACATTGGTGGCAGGATTTATATTAATGATGCCAAATTTATTGGCTGCCTGAGAATAACTTAATTTATTCTCTTTGATCCAATCTGATAATTTCATAAAGTCCTTTCGTAAAATTTGCTGATACCATAAAGGTTAAGTTTTGCAAGTAAAAAAAATAAAAATATTTAGTAGACATAATGGTATAAAAGTGTATAAAGAAAGAAACAACTATGAAAGAATACTTTCAAACTTTTAATGGCGGTAAAGGATTAGACCATTGGTCGCCTACCTCTTCTCAAAACTTTACAAGGTTTTTAATTAACTATTCTTTACCGCAAGAAGTTAGAAGATCATTTAAGATAAGATACAAAGCACCCTTTGGTAATCTAACAAACAACACAGCTCAAAGATTAAAATGCGAGATACTTTATGAGGGTGATAAAAAAATTAAATTAGCAAACAAAGATTATGATGATGTGTTCAATCAAGAACTTGCAAGCATAAATAAAAACAGCGATCCAGTGGATGAGAAAGAT